AGTGGAAACCCTTCGACCCCTTTGGGATTGGTGTGGGCGGACTTTCTGAGGTGGCCGACGCCGCCAAGGTCTTGATAGATGCCCTGGGAACTGCGCTTGACGTTATGTCCAAGGTTGTGGATATGGCGAGCAACTTTGTGGGTGCCTTCGTGGATATGCAGGCCGCCCTCATCGCCGCCGTTGACCTGGCCATTGATGCAGTGATTCAACAGCTCACCATGTCCGGGTTCTATTTCACGGTTCATCTTCCCACCTCCTACATGGCGCAGCTTCCGCCTAGCCAATGGTGCGCGGATGTGGCCAATTCCCTCCACGACTATTCAGACCCTCGCCGGCCAGTGATGCCCACGAGGGCTTTCGTGGGTGGAATCGCTATCATGTCCGCCACCAACACTTATGGGGACCTCATGAAGAACTACGAGAAGTTCTTCGCCCTCATGGGGAAGGTAATTGCCTTGGCCGACCAGATGAAGCGCTGGCCCTCTAGGGAAGACCCTTGGGTTGTTGTCCCTGGCGTTGGTATGGCCCCAAACTGGACATCGAAGAGGCTTTCAGACATTATCCCGCCCCTCTGTGACTTGGCAGACCTTTTGGTGGGACTCAAAGAGATTGTGGCCGCTTCTGTGTCCCAGAAGGATTTGTACAAAGCCTTCTCCGACCTTTTGAGTGCCAAGGCCCAATGGCTCATGGGGTGGGCTGCGAAGCTTGAAGGGATACTGCGGCAGCTTGACGCCCTCTTGAACTTCAAAGGAGCCTGGGTTCTTCCCGTGTATGGCGAGTATTCCGGCGAGGAACTTGAGAACTACCTGAACACCTCTTCAGGCGGCCCTTTCCTTTATCCAGAGTTGAACTATTCCGCAGGAGTTTTTATCCTGGCCACTGGAGGCACTTCAGGAAAGCAACAGGCAGATGCGCTGTTCGACCTTTTTGGGCTTCCAAAGGAGTTAACTTCGCCATGACAGGTTCAGCACTAAGCGGAATTTCCTTCCCCTTCAGATTCAGTTCTTCGGGCGGTGTCGCCGTCGCTACGAGTGTCGACAAGGTGAAGGCAAACCTGAACGCCCTGATAATGTCGAAGAAGAAGGAGCGTCTTATCCGCGCCAACGTCGGGACTATCGCCTATGGCCGGGTCCTGCGTTCTATGTCGGAGACTTCAGGGATGATTGCCGACTTCATTGCGGAGGCGGCGCTTGAGTTTGAGCCAAATATCGCTGAGGTGAGAGTTACTGTCACGAGGGAGCGCGGGAAGAACGGCAACTCCGTCTTTGCCACGCTCCATTTCAGGGTTAAGGGCTCCATGGAACAGATACCCATGAAGGTAGAGCTCACTTAGGAGGATTTATGCCCACAGTAGTAACTATGTCCGGTAAGGTGCTTGTTGTTGATATGCTCACCAGGGACTTTGAGGGCTACCGGGACGCTATCCTAGGTGGTGGTGGTCTTGCCGATACCCATACCCCGAAGTGGACGGACCGTTCTGAGCTCGACCTGGGTGTCGCCCTCACGGAGGGTCTTGCCTTTATGGCCGACAACCTAAGCTACTATTTCGACCGCTGCGCAAACGAAGCGCTTTGGCCGAGCCTCACCCAACGGAGGTCGTGTGTCGAGCAGGCCGCCCTCATTGACTACGTTTTGAAGTCTGCCGTGAGTGCGAATGTGGCCTTGACCGTCACCACCTCAGGTTCCGGAACTTTGCCAAAGGGCACCCAGGTGTCCACGGATACTTCCGATGGAACACCCGCGAAGATTTTCGAGCTGGAGGAAGAGTTTGTGGCTCCCGCCGCCGGGGTTTACCCTGGGGTTTATGCCTTGCACGGCCAGACGCGGTCTGAGGTGTTCGATAGTGACGGCTCTCCTTCCCTGGCCATTTCTCTAGGAAGCAAGCCCCTAACTCTCACTTCAACCGGGTCATCGAGCGTGTCTGTTCGAGTGGTTGAGGGCACCACTGAATTTGAGTGGGAAGAGGTGTCTACCTTCCATGAATCCCGCCCGACGGACAGGCATTTCAGGGTTCTCGTTGATGAGTCCGACTCTATTCAGGTTGTTTTCGGTACCGGAGTGAAGGGTAAAAGGCCACCGAGTGGTATCGGTACGGTGTCCGTCTCGTACCGGACCGGCGGTGGGCCTGAGGGTAACGAAGTTGGACCCAACAGGCTGGTCAAGCTCGTCTCCCGCCCCCTTTGGGTCACCTCAGTGACCAACCCTAAGGCACCGACCGGAGGGTCTCTCAAGGAGTCCATTGAGGACGCGAAGGTCAACGCCCCCAAGTCTCTGGCCGCCCTCAACCGCGCAGTGTCCCACGAGGACTATGAGTCCTTGGCTATGTCCGTCCCCGGTGTGGCCAAGGCCAAAGCCTTCCGGGGCAATGGCCCACTTGAGGAAGTCGTCATTATCGCGTCAAAAGGGGACGACCCCAGGCCGACGGGGAGTTGGAATCCCTTTACCACCGTCGGGGTTGGGCTCATCGGGTCCGTCGGACAGTTTCTTGAGACTCGGAAGACCACCCCTACCATCGTGAGGGTTCGCAGTGTTTCCGCTGTTCCCGTGTGGCTCACTATCGAGGTATTCCTGCATCCCAAGGCCAGCAAGCGGGCCGTGAAGAAGGCGATAGAAGAGACTCTCTTGAAAGAGCTTCACGTCCAAAACTTCCTCATGGGAGTTCAACTCTCGGAATCCAAGGTTGACGACATTGTTGAGGAGGTTCCAGGTGTCGATTACTTGAACGTTCTGAGACTTCAGAGACAGCCCTATTTCCGGCTTTTGGTCGGGAGTGATGCAGTTGACCTGACCTTTGACGACATCCTAGTGGGGGAGAAGACTGTCAAGGACGTTTGGACCGTGACTTTCATCAGCTCAACCGATTTTGAGTTCCGTGGAAAGAGCTCTGGGAAACTCCCCAACGGGAAGATTGGAGTTCCCTATTCCGCCCCTTCGCATGGCGTGAACTTCAAGATAAATGCCCATACCGTCTACCCTGGAGCTGGGAATAAGTGGGAATTCATCACCGGCGCTTATAGGGGGAACTTGGACCCGCAGTTCTACGAAGCCACCTATTTGGACAAGGACCGCTTCTTCATTTCCCTACAAGGTGGGGTGATATGAGGTTATGTGCGTCTAAAATTGCGTCTAAGCACGTCTAAGTTGTAACGTGTGCCAGGAGGATAGATGGAACTACGGAACCCACTGACGAGAGTCCAGGCAGACAGTCTTTATGAGGGCCTGAGCCGTCAAGTAACTCTTGAACTCGCCGACAACCATGTTGAGGAGTCCAAAGTTGGTTCCGTGGCTTCTGACATGAGCTTCTCCCTTGAGTATTACCTCCTTCTGCCCATATCGAGGCGCTCCATGACGGGTCAGATTGGAATGTTTTTCTCGGGTGGTTCCCTGGAGCTGCTTCACGAGTACAATTTCTCCCAAGGGGAAATCCATGGCGTTGAGTTTTACCCGAGGGTGTCCGGCTCTGACATCCTCCTAGGAATCAGAACAGAGTTAGTTGGAGAGAATCCGGTGTTAGTCTACAAACGGACTGTTGGCATAAGCCCAGTCTAAAGGAGGACGTTCATGTCTGCTGAATCTAAAAAGTACGGTGTTTCTGGTATCGGTCCCAATGTCGAGCTAGGAAAAGGCGGTCCCAAGGTCAAAGCGAATAACGGTGTTGTGGAGTTGAGAAACCCCGCCGACAACGGGTTCGTGGTTGTCCGAGGCTCACACCCTGTTGATGAGAATGACTTCGTAACCAAGAAATACTTGGAGACCAGAGCGAACGTCATTGTGTCCGGCCAAATCAATGGTGGTTCTCCCCCTGCGGCCGGTACTGTCGGAAGGGTGTTCGCTGTAACCACCGCTGGCGGTACCTACGTTCAGGGTGAGATTTACTACGACACCGGCAGTAGTTGGGAGCTCATTCCCCTTGGGGATGGTTTCTCCGTCAAGATTGCCGACAATCTTCTTGGCGGCTCTTTGGAGTTCCACGGAACACACATTTACATCTATGACGAAGAGACGGCCACTTGGTTTGACGCTGGT